AAACGACACATTATGTTGGTCGAATAGTTCGACCAGTTTGGCAAAATCCGCCAACGAGCGGGTCAGCCGGTCGACCTTGTAGACGACAATGACATCGATCTTGCCGGCCCGCACGTCGTCCAGGAGCCGCTGCAGCGCTGGCCGATCGGTGGTGCCGCCGGAGAAGCCGCCGTCGTCGTATTTGGCGCGCAGCAGGGTCCATCCGGCATGAGCTTGACTGCGGATATAGGCTTGCGAGGCATCATACTGGGCGTCGAGGGAATTAAAGTCCTGCTCCAGCCCTTGCTCAGTCGAGACCCGAGTATAGATGGCGCAGCGGACCGTCTTTGCCGATCCGAGCTTCATGCTGCGGATCCCTTCGATGGCTTGTCGCGCAGGCCGAAGAACCGCGGCCCATTCCAACGGGTCCCCGTAATCGCGAAGGCGACCTGAGACAGACTGGAATAGGTGTTACCGTTCCAGGCAAAGCCTTCGGCAAGCACCGCGACCCGCTGCATGCGCCCGTTCCATTCGCGGCCCAAGCTGGTGCCGGGCCGGACGTGCGCTATATGCCGAACTAAATGCGCGGCCTTCTGCCCGGCTTTCTCAGGCGAGCCTGAGCGATCAAGCAGACGCCGGCTCGCATCATCGAGGTCACCGAACCGGTCGGCTTGCAGCCGGTAAGCTAAGATCCGAAACAGCAGGTGACGGGGTAGGTGCGGGGGCGGTCGCCGCCCGAATACGCGATGCCAACGGCTGCGCAGCGCGGCGATGTCGAGATCGCGCAGGCGCGCAATCTCGACATCAAGTGCCTCTCGGTCAGGCAACGCCGGACCGATCCTGACCGGCGGCATCGCAATCAGGCGGGCTTGCCGACCTTGCCGTTTTCCTCGCCCGCAATCTGGTAGATCCGATTGCCGTTGATCTTCTTCGAGGCGAGCGTCAGCTTGAGGCGCTTGCGCACCACGCCGGCAAGAAAGCCGCGCACCGAATGTTGCTGCCATCCGGTCGCTTTCATGATGGCGGCGATCGTGGTGCCCGTCGGCGATTGCAACATCGCGATGACGCGCGCTTGCTTCGAGCGCGCATCGATCTTGTTGGTCTTCGCCTCGCCAGCGGGCTGTTTGGCGGGCTTTGCCGCCCTAACCGACAATGGCGATTTTGCAGGTGATGGCTTCTTGGCAGACTTGGACATTGAGATCCTCCATTCGGCTCATGACGGCGTCGCCGTCGCACCACCGAAGCCCCGCATCGGCGATCAAGCCGGCGGGGCAGGATCTCGGAGCGCCCATGGCGCCCAAGTCTGACGACAGTACCGCTCCATTCGCGGTTGAATGCCAGTCCTTTCTGCAGGCCGTCATGACTTGATCGCAGAATATTGCGAGGAACGCCGGTTACCTAAGGAGGAGCGGAAGACCCCGATGCGAACATGCAATAACCGGCATCGCCGGCCGCTGCGTTTGTCGTCGGCATCTCAACGCGCTCCGATCACAGCCGATCGTCCCAATCGTTTGGCGGATTACGATCGGAGGGCCGATTGCCCCAGGGCATTGGAACCACTCGGCTGACCGATTTGCCGGCCGAATGGTCCCGGCAGCACGAGATGCTCGGCCTTCCTGCTCGACCGCCAAGTTGAGATCGACACGCAGCTCGGTCCGCCCAGGTCTGGAGACCTCTTCGAGAGACTTAGCGCTCTGCAGCCTGGCTCGACAGAATGGACTGATTGCGTAAGGGAGGATTTCTGACGCATCGTGGTCTGTGACGGAACAACAATCAGACAAGCGGGCAAGCGCCTGTCTGACAGCCCGAAGAGATGGTTGGAGATATTCACGCATCATTCCGTCGTGCTGGAGGGCCTTCGCGGCGAGGTGAGCATTGCCGAACTCTATCGTTCTTATTAATGGTGGTTCGGGATTTGCTGTTACCCAGGCCAAGGCAAAGAACCCCGAAAAGCCACATGCAACTGGTTTGCGCTCAGCTTCAGCCCTGGATCCGTTCCCAGCCTTGTGCGATTAACGGATTTACATCCCTCTCGCGCACGACAAATGTTCCGTCTGCTTTGGCATTAAACATTTCCCCATCCGCTGCCTGGTAATTGGAGACGTACTGCATCTTAGGCGGCCGCATAACCACCGTTCCGGCAGCAGTGAGGCTGTTTGCTGCGGCGTCGCGTCTTTCGATTTCCTCTTTGACGAATCTTATTATTGCTGGTTCCGGATTAGCTGTCATCCAAGCCAATGCAAACACCGTAGAATCGACTTGGTCATCGTTCTTGGAATTGGGAAAACTCACGAGTTCAAGCAGGTAGCTGTTGAGCCAATGTGCTTCCTTTGGAAAAAGCGCAAACCCACCTGCGATTTTCGCTGTTTGTGAGCTTAAACGCATGATCTTGCCGCCATCGGGCTCGGGCGCTGCCTGAATGATCGAAAAATTCTCGGCGCGCAATTCCTGGATTAAAGACGTTCCCGAGGCTTTGTCTTCAACGAGAACGATCGTCGCCTGATGCAGCTTTGCCAGTTCGCGAACGGCGCGCTTAAGCTCTGGAAAATCGAGCTTATGCCGGTAGACGTCGAGTAAATATGCGTGCTGATCCTTGATGCCCCAGGTCGTGCAGACGCTGAAATTGGCGAGCTCAGTATCCTTGTTCGCAGTATCCCAGCTCTGGATGATTTGATCGAACCGCTCAGGTTTCTCGTTGGGACCATAGAACCTTAGCCATTCCCGTTTGACAATGATGCCGGAGGGCGGTTGCGGGTTTTGTTGGTACTGCGCGGTGAAATTGTAATCAGTCATCGCCTGACGCTGGGCTTCCAATGTCGCCGGCGACAACAGAGCTGGGTGCAAAATGTCTCGTTCTTTTCGTTCTATTCGCTTGCGGCCGTAGGATGTGGAGATTGTGTAGCTCTCGTCCTGCTCCGCGATGGCCGGAAACGACAGTACGTCCCACCTTTCCTGCTCCTGAACGTGAGCCACGAGATCGTCAGCATGCAGGCGCTGCATGACGATAATAATCGCGCCGGTTTCCAGACTGTTGAGGCGACTGCGCAGAGTGTTGTCGCACCACTCATTCACCGACCGACGAAGGGATTCTGACAGTGCGTCATCCGCCTTTAGGGGGTCGTCGATAATGATGAGATCCGCTCCGCGGCCGGTTAGGGCGCCGCGTACGGAGGTCGAAAGTCGATAGCCGCCGGCGGTCGTTTCATAGTCAGAGACAGCCTCACGGCCTTTCGAAAGCCGGGTATCGAATAGCCCCTGGTAAAAGTCGCTCATCATGAGCTTGCGTGACTCACGGGCAAGATTGTCCGACAGGTCCTGCCCGTAGGTCACGGACAAGATTTTTTTGCTGGGCTCATGCCCCAGCACCCAGGCCGGAAAGGCGATCGATACCGCGTGGGATTTCAGGTGACGAGGCGGCATGTTGACAATGAGGCGCTTGCAGCGCCCGCGCCTGACCTCGTCCAGCTTTGCCGCAATGACTTCGATGTGCCAGCCCGAATGAAATGGGTTCTGCGGATTAAGCTCCAAAAATGAGCGATGAATGAAGGCGCACAGATCGTGCTCTAGCAGATCTGCGTACATTTTGGCCGGGGAGGCTGCCATCTCTATTCTGTGACCTCACTTGGATCGCATTGTTTCATTCGCTCATAGGCCGCCCGAAGAACTTCGACATCGCGTTCTTCAAGCGGAAACTGGGCCGGCCTGGCGGCTGCGGCACGCATTTCGATTTCGTCAACCCAGTCGAGAAACCTGTTTATTGCCGCCTGGTCACCCACTGAGGCCTTGGTCGCGAGCTGCATTGCAGTCGCCTGCAGCTTCGAAATCTTCCGCGTCTTACCATTAATCGTCGCGGAGACCTCATCGCGAGCGGCCTCCATGATCACTGTACTGAGATTCTTGGATCCCTTCGGTCGACCCTTCGGATTGCCGCTCGTTCCCTTCCTGAACTGCCTATGCTTGGGTGGATTGCCGCGGCCACCCTTTCTTTCGTCGTCATTGCTCATTCAGTTTCTCCTCGGAGCGTTGTTTTCGAATATCCTCGAAGTCGAGCTTGGTTTCGGCATGGACTGCCTTGACGCCATAGACCTCGTCAAACCTGCGGATTATGGTGTCGACGTAGTGAGGATCGATTTCCATGCCGTAGCCGCGCCGCCCGGTCCGTTCAGCTGCGATGAGAGTCGTGCCGCTGCCGGCGAAGGTGTCGAGGATCATTCCATTGCGCTTCGAGCAATCGAGAATTGCGTCGGCAACCATCGCGACCGGCTTGACCGTGGGATGCATGGCCAGGTCGCTATCACGATCATTGCCAAAGGCATTTGCTCCAGCGTAATTCCAGACGTTAGTGCGATTGCGACCAAATCGCCCCAGCTCGATATTGTTGATGTGGGGCGCGGCCCCGTTCTTGAATACGAAGATCAGCTCATGTTGCGAGCGGTAGAGACTTCCCATGCCGGCGTTCGTCTTTGTCCAAATGCACAGGTTTTTGAGCTCGTTGTATTGATCTTCAGCCGCCTCCAGTATCTCGCGAAGGTGCCGCCAATCCATACAGATGAAGTGGATCGATCCGTCGCTGCTGAATTCAGCGAAACGTTCGAACGCGGTCGCAAGAAATTGAGTAAACTCCTGCCTGGTCATTTCCCCGGACTCACCGTGCCAAGCCCTGATACGTGGCCGTCGATTGGAACATTGTGTAAGGAGGATCCGTGAAGACCATTTCGGCCTTTTGCGAGCCGAGAAGATTTACATAGCTGTTCTTGTTCAAAGCATCGCCGCAGAGCAGAACATGATCGCCAATGTGCCAACGGTCAGCAAGGCGAGATACTGCCGGTATCGAACGATCAATCTCCGGGACTTGATCGGCCTCATCCGGCGTCACGTCGTCGAGATCGCGGATGAGGAGGTCGACTTCGGCCGTCTCAAAGCCGGTAATTGTGACGTCAAAATTTAACTCGACCGAAAGCTCTTGGAGTTCGAGTGCTAAAAGGTGCGGATCCCAGCCGGCATTCTCGGCAAGCTTGTTGTCCGCTATTACGTAGGCGCGGATCTGGGCGGGGCTCAGATGATCGACCCGTACAGTCGGCACATCGGTCATGCCGATGAGCTTTGCCGCATCGACCCTTCCATGCCCGGCAATAATTCCGTCGGAACCATCGATCAGGACAGGACTGATGAACCCGAATTCTGCGATGCTCGCGGCAATCTGCTTGATCTGCTTGGGGGAATGCGTGCGTGGATTCCGCCCACGTGGCTTTAGCTGACCAGGGTCTTTATACGAAATCTTAAGCGCGGCCATGGCCCGCCTCCATCATCGACGCCGAAGTCCAGGTGCAGGCTGCGCCCGATATGCGCAGCGGCGCTAAGCGTGATGATGAAGTTGAGATCCTTCCACGCTACCAGTCTGAACTGATGCAACGGCCAAATCCCATGGAGTGCGAATTGGGAAATTACATGGCGTTTTCCCTGTTATTGCGCCCCCGTTTCCCTGTTACGGCGAAATTATTCCCTGTTATTTTTGGCCGCGGAAATCGCCAGAAACCTGCTTCAATGCTGCATTACTCGATGATGTGACCATCATTTCAGTGAAAATTCTCGGGTTTTCCCTGTATTTTTCCCTGTTACCGAGAACTTTGGTGGCGGAGA